GAACGGGTAGTCATCGTATCCATTGAGAAGCTCATGCTTTGCATAGCCATCAGTAGTGGGATGGAATACGGTGCAGTAGATGCCCTCGGAACCATCCTCCTCGTCGATCAAACGTTGGTAGCCATAGACAACCATTACGAGGTCATTGTCGTCAGTGATTGGCAAACGAGTCACGGTTTTTACGCTCTCGCCATCGAGATACATGGAGTCTTTACCGCGCAGGTTGGAGATAGCGTGATCGACCCACTTGCGATCCCAGCCCTCATTGGTCACTTTCTTCTCAAGCTCCTGAGCAGTCAGGAACGTGCGCCAGAAGATGTATGGAGCGCGTTGAGGGTCGGATACATACGGCGGGAAGATCACTTCTCCATCGGGGGCGCACGAATAAACAATCGGGCAATCAACGGTTTGACGAGGGAGTGGGATTTCAGCCATCCCGGTTTTCCGCATATCTCGGATCGCCTTCTTAGCGCGTTTGTTTGACAGGTCGGGGAATCCTTGTTGGATCAAGCCCGTGAGCATCTCGTCATCGTTCCCATCAATAATAAGGTTCGCTAGATCAGGGGATTGTTGGGCAATTTGGTCGATGGTGACTTGTTGCAGATATGTTCTTTTTTCTCGCTTCCATCCAACATAGGATACCATAATCCCCTTCTCTAGCAAATAGTTCGCACCCAACTCCATTTGGTTTTTGAAGTCAGGAATGTAGGTCGAGCGCATCCACTTAAGGAACGACGACACAACAGAAGCTCGCGGCATTGACGCCATAGACGTTGGGAACGCCTTGATGTGGCTGCGCTGGAGAGCTTGGTCAAACAGAGACACATACATGTCAATCCGCTCACCAACCACGTTAACCTCTTGATCTGAAGCACCTTGCCACGGAAATGCGTTTGCTCCGTTCTTGCGAAGATCGTCAGACTTGCCGTCCCAGATATTGCGCCGATCATTATAAGAGCGCAGACATGACTCGAAATAGTATTCAAGATCAATTAGGCAGGTATCATACGCATCAGTTAACGCATTAACGTCTGGCTCTTTGTCAGCGTAAATAAGGGATTCGTCCTCTAGTTCTAGTGATTCGATCATGATGCGTATTCGTAAAAGTCTTCGGGGTCGGCAGATACTAAGCACACTTTGATGCGTTTGCCAACAAGTTTATTTGATAGTCGGGAAGGGCATTTTACCGGAACCGCTAGCCCATCCATGCGGACAATGACCCAGCTTGGGTTGTTGCAAACACGCATAACAATGAAATCATCATCAATTTGCTGCTCGATAAGGCTATCAAGACTGCATGGTGACTCGTCAATAATTAGCGTTTTCTTTGCAGGTCGCCCCCGTTTTGCTGCTTTAGCTGCTTGTTTTTTCATACTAGTATCCCCCAGACCCGTGAGTTGTAACAAATGATTGGCTATTGTCAACGTGATCAAGATTTGCAATGGCGGCGTAGCGACAAACATCAATTGGATCTTTCCACGCTTCCTTAAGCCCGCCTTCGCCAGTGTATTCGCTGAGTGCTTGGATTATGTTCTCGCAGTCAGAGCTGACGTAGAATTTGGGTCGATTGACGGAATCTAAAGGCTTACTTGTGTCCCAAGACATCTTGCCAATCAACGCCTGTAGTCCATCGTCAATATCCAGCCCCGGAGCAGGGATGCAAACCATGCCTGATTCGCTTAAGTCCTCAATGATCGAGGAGGAACCATCCTGCACCTGATACTTTGCAGCCCCAAGGCGAGGGTCTATAAGTCGTTCAAATATCTCCTCGTCGCCTTCCATTTCTTGGATTGCCTCGATATAGTCACGGATACCAAAGCCTTGTCCTTTAGACCCCGGCCCCGGCATCCACTTCCCGCTTTTCCATTCCGCCCAGTCGCCAACGTCAACTCCCGGCCATTCACGGTAAACCCAGAAGGTTCCGCTCTCGTCAATGGCGATCCAGCACATGAACCAGTTCTTCGCCCCAGCGGGGTCAATAACGTGATAGCGCGTGATGTTCTTGGTCGGGATAGAGGACGGGGGAACCACGTTTACAACCTTGTTAAACTTGGGGAACTTGGTTGCATGGGACTTCATTGGAACCCCGTAGGCGCGGATCAGAATCTCCTCCCGCGTGCGTCCTGCCAGCGTCTCCTTGATTCGGTCGTATCCGCCAAAAGCATTGTCCTGAGAGTGGAAGTAATGCACTGACGCGTTAAGCCTCTTAGACTTCTGGACGTATGGAACCAACTCGCCGTTAAGTAGTTCAGCCGGGCGAGACTCAATGGTCGTCGCTCCATCAAGATACTCCTTGATGACCTCCGTCCAACCGTCAATCGGAGTGAACGTCACCAGCATCTTCGCATTTCTTGTGGCAAGACGGAACCTGAGGGTGTTAATCAATTCTGGCCCTAAAAGGTATTCATCCAGCCATACTCCAATGTTGTGCCAAACATGGTTCTTAGATCCAAGTTCCGCGCCCTCAAGGATAGTAGGGTTGTTCTGATACTGGGAATACGTCTTGAAGATGATCTGGGAACCGTTTGGAAGGATCAAAGACGAATCAGTGAAGCCAGTCTTCTTCTTGTAGGAAATGTAAGTGTTCGCGCTTGTCTGCTTGGTTTTCAGATTCTCCGGCAACCAGTCCCACACCGCGCTTTGTTGCTGGCGGATGCTGACCTCGGAAGTCTGAGCAAAGCAGAAGATTTCCGACTTAGGATTCTCAATGGCAGCACGGACAACTGAGAATGCTCCCCACTGCGTCTTTCCGCTCCGGTTGCCTCCTAGCGCAAGGATCTCGTTGACTTCAAACAACTGCTCCTCAGCCTTGCCCCAGTGCGGAAGGCGGAAACCGTAGTGATACGGGTCTTTCTCAGCGTTCTCAATCGCCTCGTGGTAAACTGAGTGAAGTCCGATCAGCTCGTCAGGCTCCATTTGCACCATCTCCTCATCGGTAGGGGGCGTCAGGATTGCGTGCTTTTTCCAGATCATAGAATCTCCGCTTCGATTGCGTCTTCCTTGATCTTACTGGCAATGCGGGCCTTTGCGTCAAAGATCATCTTGGCAGCGTCATCGAGGCTAGCTCCCTTGCGATGTTCCACGATTGAGGATGCCATTCCAGTAAGTTGCGCCGCCTTGTCGGTCAAGATGCCCACCGTCACCGCTAGCTTATCCGGGCTAATCTTGGCAAGCTCCTCTGGGTTATCAAACAGTTGTTGGGAACGCTCAAAGAGCAAATCGGTGTAATCCTGCGCCGCAATCGCGTATCGCATCGAGAACTCCTTGCGCTTTGTCTCCAGCGTATCGTTGTGACGCCATTGCAGGCCCCTGATGGTCTCTCTGCCGAGTCCCGTCTTCTTTTGGATGTCGGTTATCCTTGCGCCTTGTGCGGCCAGCCACAGGGCCATTGCAGCCTTGTTTGGGGCATAGTGTTCGACGCAGTTTGAAGGATTCAGCTTTGCACGTTCCTTGACCTCAAGAAACCACGCGGACTTGTCTTCTCGCTCGTCAACGTATTCTGCCTTTAGCTTCTCGTTGGGATCAATTGGTGTTGGTTCCGAAGTCACTTGGAGTTCTTAGCCTTTCTTTTCAAGAAATGCAATCATTTTTGGGATTTGACTCCAGAAACTTCAGGAACTAGTTCACCATTACGGTTCATCCGTGGAGGCTGCGGCATTAAATTGTCTCGCAAGCTGTAATACGAGTTTTGCCCATAAGGAATAGCAACCTCTCCAGTCATTTGAATTTTATCTCCAAGGCGGTCCCATGCAAAGGTCCGGTAGATACCAGAAGTCTTATTGAGATTTCTTTTATCAAATAGAGGGTTTATTTTCTTTTGCGACTCAGTAAGAAGACCTTGAACGGAGTTGATGAAGTTCTTACGCTTTTCCCAATTCTTAGGATCTTTGCTTTGGAAATAAGCGTCAGTAGTTTGATTTTTTGCGTGAAGCAGTGCTGAATTGTCAATATCGTTTAAGATGTCAGCATATTTCATGTCAAGTTTTTTCGCAATGCCGCTTTTTGTTGCTTTTGCGATATTCAACTTCAACTGAACCATGTCCATTCCGACAAGATAAAGACGACCATTTTTCAACTCCCAGTTAATTGGAACAATGTTGTTTGATGTGATCCCCTCGGCTTGGACTGATCTCCCTTGTTCTCTCGGTTTGTTTGTAAGAATGTATGACGATGGTGTCCCCATAGCACTGTTGATTGCAATAACTCCAGCATAATCTCCATCAGCAATGACGCCGTTTTCCTCAAGCCTTTTGGCTGAACCATCTGTCAAGTATCCAAACCCATTCCCATTAGAATCTGGATTAAGCACGTTATCTGGAAGTGGAGTTCCACCTTTAACGGATTCCTCATTTGCCTTCTTGATTACCTCTCCGCCCTTATAGTGCTTTGGATCTTGAGATGGAGCATCTTTAATGATCTGTGGCTTTTGCGTTTGTTTTGGAAGTCCAGCCGATTCGCGATACATGTTACGAATCATGGCCTTCACCTCTGGAAGCTCCTTCATGCCCTTGGCAAGTAGTCCTGAGCCATCCACCATGCGACCAAGATTGTCAGTCGCTCCACCAAGTTTGAAGTGAAGGTTTTTCACGATTGGAGTCGCCGCCATCGTTGACTTGAACACGCTTTCGATGCTGCGCCTAAGAGGAGTTTTTTGTGAAACCTTATATACGCTACCACCGATAACATCTTCAAATAGTGTTTGTGCGCCGTTGTCGGTAAAATACTCAATCGCTGCATCGTTAATGTCGATCTTGGGCAAACCTTGTGCGTCCAATCGTGAATTATACTCATCCCAGAATTGCTTGAACTCAGGATTAAGGTTGCCATCCGTATCGCGGACAAGCCCCTTACGCGTTTCATCACCAAGCATTAGGGATGCTACAGCACCATCGCTTTGATGCTTGAACTGAATTCCATGAAGAGCTTCGTGAGCCGCCGCAGCTTTTACAATGCCTGCGCGATCATTGTAGTTAATTGTTGCTTGCTTGTTTACTGGATCAAACTTGCTGTTACCTTTTTTAACAAAACTCCAAGAATCAAACATTCCGGGATAAGCAGCATCAATAGAGGACGCGAATTGCTTAACGTCCCTGTATGGAACGGCCTCAAATTGCTGAAACGCTTCTGGATTAGCATCTCTTACCTTATTTCTAAAGTTGTAAAACTCGTTATTCTTTACTTGGTTCCAGTTATTTCGGCTTCCAATCGCTCGGCCAAAAGATCCAAAAACAAAAGCTCCAGCTCCTGCTCGTTCCATTGCGTTTTCGTCTAGCCCTTGCGAGTTGATTGCTTCATACAGCGTCATCGCGGGAAGTGCTTGAGCGGTTCCCTTGGTCGCGCCAACAATTCCTCGCGTGATTGGAGTAGTGTAGTCCATGAGTCCACCAAATGCTTTTGTCATGCGACCAGCGTCTTCGTTTGCGGCAACACGCCTCCAGAACGGAGAGCTATTCGTAAGCTGAAGCATCTCGTCACCAACAATGTTGGAAAACGCAGCAGACTTCTTCAATAGTGGTGCAGCTACAAGCGATCCAACACGGATTGCGCCATAAACCTTGTAAGCAGTTCCAAGTGTTGCAATACCCGCCGCGTGAACAAGGTATGGGAGTCTTCCCATTCCAAGCCCTCTTTCAATTGCTTTTAGCTTACGGTTTGTCCATAAAAACCCATTGCCAAGAACATCCGCTGCATCCGCGACTTTTTTTACCGCCCCGCTGGTTAGCTTCCTCCCAACAATGCTCGGAGCGTTAATATCGTCAATTTTGGTTGATGCGCTTTGAACAACGCTTTCGTTTAGCTTGATCCCGTCATTTACCAACCCCAATCGGGTTTTCGACTCACCAATTGTTGCTGTAACCTCGTCAAGTTGAGACTTTGCCAGATCGGCAGCTTCTTTATTGCCAACAAGTAGCGCGTCATCCAACTGCTTCTGGAAAACCGAAGCACTGGCCGTAGCCTCGTCAATGTTCTTTCCGATTAAAGTTGCGGCTGTTCCAAGTTTTGCAAGATTTGTGTTTGCAGCACCAGCATTTTTAAGTGCCTGTGCTGTCTTTATTGTTTTCCCCAAGCTAAACAGCTTCCCCGCGCCGAGCGTAGCCGCCGTAACAGCCATTCCGGGAACATCTGTAACCACGCCGCCAGTCGCATATGCCCCACGGTCCACTTCCGCCATTTTCTTTGCTCCCTCAACAGGACCAAGTTGACGAGTATAGTCTTCCAGTGCCTTCGCCCGCATCTCAACTGCTTGCGTTGTTGAGGTAAGCGCGTCCCAAGTTTTCTCTGCTGTAACGTCTTCGTATAAAGCGTCTCGGGTATCCACGAGAAATTTCCCAGCCAAATCGTCAATTTCGATTTGCTCGTCGGTTGCACCAAACGCTTTGCGGACTGGGTTGATGACATTCTTATCAAGAAAAGTCCCAAGTTTCCCAGATGATGTGACGGCAGTTTCGGCAGAACCTTCTCCTGCTTTTGCAAGAGCAGCAATTCTTTGCTCTTTGGTATATCCGCCCTTTGGACTCACCATTTCACCAAGAGCGTCCATTATACCGCCGCTCCTGATAATTTCTTCCTGTTCTTCGGTGTATCTTGGAGGAGAGATAGCAACTCCGATTGACTTGCGCATCTCGTTAACACCCTTGAAGATATTTAAGATTGCGTTCCCCTCGTCTTCTGGCTTTTTGTTAAGACCAGCCTTCTCCCGAATCTGCCACAATGAAAACTTCTCCAGATTCTCTGGGTCATTGAAATCAAGATTTGTCAAAGCATCCATCTTAGAAGTGGGCAAAAGGTCTTCTGTTGGAGTTGTAAAGGCCACCCCTTTTGTCGCCATCGTCCCATCTTTATTAATGAATTCATTGTCAACGAGAGCTTTGTATCGACGACCTTCGGGGGTCAGCGTTTTCTCGTCAGACGCCAACCCAAGACTAATCATGTCTCCAATAGAAGAAATCGGCCTAGCACCGGCATCTCCAAATCTTGAATACAAGAACTCATTATTTCTTTTGATGATTTCCGCAGCTTTTGCCGACTTGTTTTCTTCTTCAGGCATGTATTTGTCTATTGGAACCCTCCCAAGAACTTTGCGTCTTCAGTTGCTTGATTAACCTCGGTTTTTTTAGGACTTGTATTATCAAGGAGCGGCTCAGAAGATATAATTTTATCAACGGCTTTTTTAATCTCAAAAGGACTTTTGCCTTGCTCCTGCAAATCGGAAATGGTTCCAGAAATTTTATTTGCTCGGTCTGCGTATTTAATGCGGAACTCAATAATCTTTTTATTCCCTTCCGTGGTCTTACCCATATTTGGAGACAATACAGTTTTGAAATAATCCATCTCCCTGTCACTAATCGCTCCTTTAGTAAGAGCAATGTTCTTCATTGCTTCTGCTCCAACCCTTGCTTGGAATTCTTCCTCACTTGATACATCTTGTCCAAGAATCTTCTTTGCCTGCATCAGTGTTTCTTGGCCAAATCCAGTTTTGACATTTGCGTCCAAAAGATTTGTAATTTCTTTTAGCGGTTGTATATCAAGTGATGCAGTTGTTCCTGCTTCTCTTAATAACCCAAGAGACTCGTCAAGTTTGAGTAATCGTTGCGTTTGCAGCTTTGATTCGGGTGATTCTATTACTGGAGATGGTTTTGGAGAACCTGTCTGAGACGTAATGCGAACCATCCCTTTGCCGACCGGAGTTGCCGTAACGGACAGACCAGATGCCGTTCGCCTATTAGCTTCTTCTTGTGTTACAATTTCTCCTTTCTGTTCATCCGTCACAACCGAAGCCCCGGGAGGAAGTCGGAATGCTGATGGTCTGGCAACTGGAGCCTCGCCAGCGGCTTCAATATTCGCTATTGTTTCAGGGGCAATTGTAGGGTCTCCCGGAACGCTTGGGAACTGATTAAAATCAAAGTTGATTGGGGGTTCTGGAACTTTGTTTTGTTTGTCTAATGGCAATACGCCGGAGCCATTAATTGGAGTTCCAACGGTTGGCGTGCCGTCTGGATACGCTCCATCTGGAAGTGGTGGTTCGGCTTGTCCCGCTGGAGAAAACGCATCCGAAACACTTGGATAGACATTATTTGAAATGTCTTTGAATTGTCCAAACTGATCTACTGATCCAGTTACCTTTACCTTTTGCCCATCAATTTCAATCTCTTTGTCAAATGGCTTCCAGTCAGACCGTTCTGGGAGAGATGCTTGTATTTGTTCAGCCTTAGCGCGCTGCTCTTGCAATCCAAATTGACGTTCTTGTAATCCAAATTCCCGTTCTTTATAAGCATTGTTGATTCCGATATTTAACGCTTTCTCAACAGCGTCTGCGGCCGCAACCCGATCTTGCAACGAATTGTTTTTGTCTCCCATTATCATCTGGGCTTCCATAGCAACTGGAGCAAGTGTCGGAAAACTTTTAGCAATGGCATTAGCAACAAGTTCAGCAGACTTTACTCGCTTCTCTTGTTCAGATTGTTGCTTTTTATATTCTCCGAATTGTTTTGCAATCCCTCCAATATCAGCTCCAATGTTAGCCATGCTCTGACCTTGAATGTCGGCAGCGCGGGTAAAGCCTGAGTAGTCCTGAACGAACAGGCGTGGGTCAACGGATGATCCTAGTAGTGCCATATTATTTAACGAGTGCGTAATTTACAGCCTTAAAGCCGCCGACTTCTTTAACAGCCTTTGGTGTTTTCTTTTCAACATCTTGAGCCATTACTCCCATTTGCGTTTTGTTGTCACCTTTGTATTTATAGGTGTAAATTGGAAGACCAGCATTAGTTTCCCCAACTTTTTCAATATCAGTTTTAAGCCTGCGATCAGAAAACATAAGCGGAGCCGCAGCCGCAAAACCACTCATTCCACCCGCCGCTCCAATTCCTCCGGCAAGCCCACCAACAGCAGACCCAATTCCGCCGAACAATCCAGACGAGTATGATGCTTGTGCTTGCGCGTTAGCTGCTTGAGCCTGAAGTTGATTTTGCCTTTCGGCTGCACCAAGGTTAAGTCCCGTGTCTGGGTTAATCAAGCCCGGAGTCCCGCGACCGATTTGACCCATGCCCATACCGAGCATTTGTTGCCCAGATTGATACGAGAGCGGTTGCTGACTTAGCAGAGCAAGGCCCGGTTGGGTATAAAAACCTTGAGCGGCGTTATACGATTGGTTGGCAGCTTGAGCAGCTTCAGCGCGTTTACGAGCCATAACGTCCTCACGCCCCATCGCTTCGCTGACAATGCCAAGGTTTCCTCCAAGTCGGCCAGATGCTTGGAACCCTTCACGCGCTTGCTGTTCATAACCCCGGCGTTCTTGTGGACTGACTCCCTGAGCAGCCGCCCTAGCGCGCTCTGCTTCAGTAGCAAATCCCTGAACTGCAGCAGCTTGTTCTGGGGAGAGACCTTGCATAACACCACGGGTAAGCGGTGCTTGACCAGCCATTTGGCCTAGTTCGCCTTCACGCGCTGCTCCCAGTTGTTGACCCGCTTCTTGCGACGCCATCCGGCTAAGCCCAAACAAGCCTTCCTGACCACCAACGCCACCTAAAAAGCTAGAGATGTCTCCAAGGTTCAGCCCTTGAAACTCTGGACGAAACTGCTTTTCAAATCCAAGGATTTGCGGAAGCGCACCACCATAAGCCGATACAAATTTTGAAATGTCTGCACCATAATCTGCCTTTGGTGCTTTTACTTTATCAGGAGAGCTTCCCATATTCTTGTATTATTTGAGTTTTGAGTAAAATTGTTGCATATTGTGAACCCTCACGCGAGGAGAATTCTTAAATTCACGCCGGAATGCGATGTATTCAAAGTCATCGCGGAACTTTCTAAGAGCTTTTCGCATGTCACCAACGCACATGGTGACAAAGAGTGTGTTGGAATGGTGAATTTCACAGGCTTGCTCTGAGGATTCTTCTCGCGAGTAGAAGCCAAAACAGAAGCTCTCGGCATCAGAAACGACAACGCCAAAGCATAAGTGCCAATACAAAAGTTTATGAAAGTCTTCGCCATATATTTCTATTGCCTTAGCTAAATATTGGTTCATTAAATCTTAATGCAATAAAGCATCGCGATGTTTACTGGACGAGTATCACCGGGAATTGTTGGAACGCTTGCTGTTTTGGTGATTGATTTATCAGTAGCAACTGTAATCTGTACACTGTTTATAGTTACTCCAGTTACTTCCCCACGAGGCCCTGTTTGACCATCGCCATCGTCTTTGACAAAAGAGAAATCATTATAACCTGCATAAGCAGCTTGTTGTGCGCCAAAAGACCCAGAAGATCCTCCAAAACCCCGAACAAACCGCCCGTTTAAATCAGGAAGATTGAATGTCGTTGACCCATCACCAGCACCATAAATGGTAGAGATGGCAGAAAACAACGATGCGTAAGTTGTGCGGTTGACAGCGGAACCGTTTGCTGCAAGCCAGCCAGTTGGGGCTGAGTTCATAGCGAATGGCATAACAGCACCTGTTGGAACAAGCATATTAGACACTTTTGCTTGAGTTACAGCACCATCTTCAATAGCAATTGTTCTTACTGAATTATTTGCCAATTCATTTGGTGTAATCCCACCAGCAGCGACAAGCAGTTTCCCACTAGCAATAGAAAGCGTCGAGTTAAAAACAGCAGTAGCCGTAATCGTGCTTTGATCAAGGATGTTGTTCATCTTCGTGCTAGTGATTACGTCAGTAGCCGTGAAAGTGTAATTAGTGTCAATTGCGCCCATACTTTATCTCTGTGAAATGATTTGTCTATTGGTGACGGAACCAGCCACCTTAACAGAATTGATCTTTGGTGATCCAACGGTCCTTGTCAAGATCATTGTTCCGGTAAATCCCCTAATACCACCCAACCTGCACCGAATGCTTGCTGTTTCAGCCTCAGTAGCTGTGCTAGGTGTAAGCAACCCACCAAGCAAAGTTGTAGTTGTGCCTATGGATTGAGCGTCGTCTGGATCTTCCGCTGCAAACGCAATGTCATATTCCGAGTTTTGACCGGAAAGAGACTGGATATTGACCTGTGCGTCTGTGAATCGCTTACGTTCCATCGTTCCAAGGTCATATCCGCGAGTGATAAGCGTTGAATTAATTGATGGTGATACGATTGAATTGGAATTATTCACGTTAAGTATGTCATTTGAGCCTTCAGACGCTTCAATTTGGTGCAAACCGCCATTCGATGTTACCGCATAGATATTATTTCTCTCGTTAGCACTGCCAATCACAAAGTCTTTAATCAAGAACCTAGAATCACCAAAGGTATCCAGTGACTCCCACCCTTTGTTTAGGAAGTTATACACCAAAATAGCGTTGTTTCCGTAGGAATCGCCCGCCCCCGGAACTGAATCTAGCGGGACAGCAAGGTAATACCTGTTTTCAAACAAGATTCCCACTGCTCTGTCAGAGTAGTCAGCGTTGATCCGGTCGATATACGGCTGAATGTTCTTGGAAAGCGGCTCTTCAGTGCCTCGCAGGTTGTAATCGTTAAGGAACTCAATCCCATACACGCCATCGTCGGACAAAAAGAGCATTGCATTGCCACGCATGACAACAGACTTGCGGGCTAGGCATCCAATCTCAGATGTAAGCTCCTTAACGGTAACATCCAGAAGGCTTCCCAGCGTCCCCTTAACGAGATGAAGGCTGTTCCTATTCAGCACAACCAACCCATCGTCATAGAAGCCGTGCATTGCCACAACAAAGTCTGCTGTTCCACCGCTGACACGGAATTGGTTCTCGATCTGGTCAAATGTAGTAGTGTCTAGAATGTCTGATACGGATATTTCATCGGTAATCTTGCGGCTAGTGTATGTAACTGCATTGTAAGCCCCAGACTGATTATAGTAAAACGGAACCCACAAGCGGCGTTGGAAATGTACTCCCCAAGGCGCACCGGGCTGATGGATAAACCCACCGCCTACGCTGAACCTACCTCCGAACTCGAGGTTTCCACTAAATGAATTTTTAGTTCCAATCGGAGCATAAAACGTAATCGTTGTGGTGTTTGCGGAAAATACTTCAAATTCCTTTCCAACTATTGAGATGAACTCATCAATGGTCGTCTCATAAATAACAATGGTGTCCCCTTTTGTTATCGTTGTGTTTCCAAGTGTATTCTTATCAATAGTAACCAGTCCATTTGACGCTGCCACATTAGTTCCAGTAACAATAAATGTCTGTGGTTGGGTGTAGGCTCCACCTGGAGATAGTGTGAACCCACCAGTCATGGTTGCGCTAGAAACCCCAAATGAAGTGACAGTTTGGCTTGTAGTAAACGTGTAAGTAAACTGATCCTGTGTTGATACAGCTAGAACAGTAAAGATTCCATTTGCTGGAACTAATGTAGCATGAGTAAGTCCAGCTACAGTTATTGAAGCTCCAGCAACCAAACCATGCTCACGAACATTCATTGTAACAGTAGTTCCGCTTTGAGACGCTGAAAGAATTGGCCTGCCATTGGGAAACCACTCTAAGGCTTGTTGTCCTTCACGGAAGATCATTACCTTGTCGAACACTTGAATCATGTCAGTGTCAGCACCAAGGGCTTCTCCAGCAGGATACGGAATGTCCGTAATCGCATAACCATCCAAGTCGATCTTCTTGGCGACAGTATCCAGAACAATAATCACATACTCCTTGTTGCTATCGTTTGGATCGCTGAACAAGCAGGAAGCACGGACGTTGGCGGCAGCATCATCATTGATTGGAGCTTGAGACAACGTGCCAGCACCTGAAACAGCCGTAGTTGTTGCTGCGACAGGAAACGTCATGGTTGTTGCCGACGTGTAAGTCAAAAGTCTAAGTCCATTAGGATCTGTCCCAGTAAAGGTTAATCCAGAAATTAAGCCGTAGCCAATTGTTCCCGCAATAAATTCGTGTCCAGCAGTGATTGTGATAGTCAC